ACCGACAACAAGTGCCACATCTTCAGCCTTTTTGTTATACCTTCCGAGTGCAAAGACCTCCATCCCCGCAATTGTGTGAGCTCCCGATGCGTGCGAATACTCTCCCCGTGCTATAGTATGATACCCCTCTGCGTGTGAGTTGCTTCCGCTTGCGATACAGCCTGTGTTTTCAGCATGAGAACAATTTCCCGAAGCGGTCGTTCCACTGCCTTCTGCATGACAGGATAGATTGGATGCTACAGTGTTGCTCCCTTCCGCATGACTATACGGAGCGTTAGCCGTAGTCTTATACCCTTCGGCATGAGAATAGTACGCTGATGCAACATTGTTTTCGTAGTCGTTGAACACCTCGCAGTTTTTATCTGTGTTGGTGAACTTTCCGACACCGCCGGCATTACCGGTAGTAATTTTGTTGTTTATGATTTTTTGCGTATTTCCTGCCGTTGCCTTGTTCAGTACATTAAGCACCTTCAGCTTTTTGTCACCGCAGACATAGCTTTGTGTGTGCTTGCCGGTTGCGTATTCGTCCGTGATCTCGGTTATGACCGTTTCGTACTCCACTCCGTCAATACGAATAGATACCTTCTGCGCAAGCTCAGGCTCGGCTTCGTCATCCATAAACAGCGGTTCTATCTCAAAGTCATCAGATACCACATATTCTTCCGCCGCCTTAAGTGCGTATCTGTCTATCTCGGCTACACTGTCGGTATCAACGTCAAGCACAACCTCTTTACGCTTTACTCCACTTGCGGTATCATTGGGACGCTTCACGCATTTTATCGTGACATCATCACCGCTACCGACTACGGCATATATAGCGTTTTTGTATGCCGACGTTCCGTCCTTGCGTGTGTAGCTCTTGATGTTGTATCTGCTCTCGTCTATGATGATAGTCGGTTTATCCTCGCTTGATTCCATGTGCGGATTGTAATTGTCACCGTCTTCCGCATTGTCATCTATGATCAGGCGCATATCGTAAAAGTGCGTCTTGCAGTTTTTCAGCAGATTAAAAATTGCCGTACTGACCGGCTCAAGACGTGTCATATAGCGGTCATCCTGTATGCCTGTAAGCGGCGGGTCTGCGTTAATCTGGTTAACGGGCATCGTTATGCCAAACATACCGTATATCTGTCTGTCGCTGTCTGTAGCGTTAACGATATTGTAGTTGATGATGTCCGAGATACACGAAAATGTCGTGCCGCTTGTGACATAATAGCCGTATGTTCCCTTGTCCTGCTCTTCTTTCGGAAAAAGCGTGACACGAAGCGCAAACAGATACTTTAAATCATATCCGGTGACGGTTATCTTATCGTCCTTCTTCTCAATGCCCGTAATATAAAGAAACGTTCCTCTTACTATACGCTTTGTCGGATCGCTCGCTATATATGTCTGACCGAGCTTTTCCCCGACTATCAGCATACGGTCCGGCTGTATACAGCCGGCTTCATCTGAGTGTGTAGGTATTGTCATCTCGAAACTGCCGATGTCGTATGCTCTGCGTGTATACTTGAAACTTTCGACATCAGATACGATGCCAACAAGATTCTGCGAGAATTTCGGCTTCTCAGCCGATAAAAAATCGTATACTCTAACTATCATCAGATACTCCTTACATAATCAAAACGTACCAGCTTTACTTTTATCGTACCCGCTGTTGCATTATTCTTTACCGATAAAGTGTTATTGCCGGGATAGATATACTGCGAAGTTGACTTTATCAGGTCGATGCCGGAACGCTGTGAATACGGTATATACACCTTGCCAAGAAGTCCCCAGTCGATGTTTATTACATCACTTGTGCTCAGGTATTTTGTCAGCTGAAGCTCTCCGGTTATCGTTTTGCTACTCCGCTGTGGCTCTTTTCCGTAGACGCTCATACTGTTGTACGATACAGGCATTTCACGCCCCGAAAGCGTAATTATTGCCGAATGCGTATCGGTACCCGTCATGGCAGCTGTTGCCGTTATGCTGAGCATAGCCGGCACTTTGTCCTCCGTCTGCGCTGTGAAATTTACCGACTGCGTTTTTCCTGCGGCTGCCGACAATTCCACATCTGCCGCTTTTACACGCCAGAACGGAACGTATGACAGTATCGATATTTTCGCTGTGCACAGCACACCTGCCTGCCGTTCTACCGCAGGCAGCTCACTGACAACACCCTCAATCTGATATGTCTTGCCGGCGCTGTTCGTGTATTTCAACGTACCTTCTACTCCTGCAGGAAAGTACCGCAGGAGCGTTCTGCGAAGCTCGTACATCGTAGCCGGCTTTCCGTTGCGAGGAAGCAGAGCGATTTCTGCGGTGATAGTACGGATATTTGCTTTTGCGCCGTAAAATCCCGCACCATCAAAGCCTACACGCTCGGAGCTGTCGTGCTTATATCCGAGAGCATTTCCCTCAAAGCTAAGCAGGTGGAGCGGTATGTATCCGTCTGCGTCGGATGATGTATTAACATCATCGATAGTCACCGCCGTGCCGAGAACGGTTGAAAATGTGATTTTCTCCATACTTTTCTCCTATCTGATTACAATATCGTCCATCAGTGCATCCTTGACCGCCTTTGTTATCTGAGCCATTGTCAGAGCCGTACCGATAAGGTTAACGTTTGCTGTATTGTTCCGTGTATTATTGTTGTTCACGATACTTTCAACGGTTTTTGAGCCGTCAGCCATAGCCGACATTATCTGCTGTACGGTTTTTAAGCTTTCGTTAATTGCGCTGATCTGATTGTTATAGCTTTTCTGCTCGCTTTCATACTTTGCGTTTGCGGCATCCTTACGAGCCTGTGCGTTTCTCTGCCAGTCCTTTTCCGCCTTATCATCGTACAATCCCTGCAATTTTTTCTCCATCTGCTCACGGGAGAATTCGTCAAGCTGACTGTATTTAAGCTGTGCTTTAACTTCGTTTATCTGCTTTTCGAGGTCGTTGTCCTCATTCAGACGCTTGCGGGCTTCAATTTCATCGTCAATCGCTTTTATCGTAGCGTCACGAAGCTCTTTCTTTGCTTCAAGTTCACGCTTTATTAGGGCTATTTTCTTGTCCGCTTCGGTCTTGTATGCTTCCGAAGCTTTCTTAAACTCGTTGTCGGAACTGCTTGACGATGAAGAACTGCCCGAACCGCTGAAACTACCAGCTTCCATGTATGTGTCAAAATTATCATACATCGCCTGCAGTGCGTCACGCTTGAGCCTTAGGTCCTTTTTTGCTTCCCATTCCTGCTGATCGTAATATGAGTTGATATTCGGCGCGCCGATTGTCGCGTCGTACTCCGCTATCTGTGAAGCAAGCTTTGCCTTTGCAAGCTCCTTGTACGCCTGCGTATTCAGCTTTATTTTGCCTGTTTCGTTGTCAAGACTGATACACTGCGTATACCCTGCGTCTATAAGCTTCAGCATAGTGTCATAGGATATATTGCCGTTCTTCCCCTGCTCTGCGTAGGCAGAAGCCAGTTCGTTAAGATTCTTGACGAGTGTCGATGTGCTGTCGGCAAGTTCTTCGGTGGTTTTTATGTTATTGTTTTTGGTCTCGGTGTTTTCTTCGGTTTCCTTTGATGATTTTTTAATTGAATCAGTTAATTCATCAACAGAAATTTTGGCTTTTTCTATTTTCTGTGCTTCATCTTCATACTTAATCCATAAATTGTTGTAATTTTTATAGGCTTCCGTTGCTTCAAGATTTGCTTCTTTAAGCCTTGTTACAACATCTTTATAATAATCGGCTCGCTGACGAGCGGTTCCAGTTACTTGATCGTACAAATTAGCATCGCCAAAAAGCGGATAGGTTTTATATGCTCCTCTGCCCGTACCTTCGTGATCTTTATGTGTGGCAATTGTTATTTTGCTCACGGCACTCATATCCTCGTCAGAATCTACACTGTGAACATCATCATAGTTTCGATTTGCGTCAGAGGACGCTAATTCATCGTAATATGATTGTGCTTTTGCTAATGCTAACTCTTTTTCCTGCCTTGTTGCTTCTTGCAGTTTTTCGATATTATCCTCATATTTTCCGTTTACGAGATCAAGCTTTTCAGCTGTAGTGCTGTACGTATCATTCAGCTGTTTCTGTAATGACTGGAGTTCCTCTGTTTTCTCTGCCGCTGTGCCCGTGCTATTACTAATGGTTTTATAGCGTTCAAGCACATTAGATAACTCATCTGCCTTGTCTTTCGCTCCGTCCGCCGAATCTTTCAATTCATCTATTGACTTTTTTGCATCATCCGATGCGGAAGTGAACGCAATTGTGTCAACCACTAATGTAGCTAACAACGAAGCCATAAGCACATACGGATTAGCCGCACCGGTTGCATTAAAAGCTTTTTGCTTGATTGTCGCAAGTTCTGTCGCAATGCCAAACTCTTTTATTCTCAAGACCGTTGTGCTTATAATATTGCCAATTCCTATAGCAACCTTAAAAGTACCGAGAGCCACAGCCCCCGCTATTATTGCTTCCTTGAAGTCAAGCCCTACAGAGATAGCCTGCTTCAGGAAAGCGATTAGGTTTTTCAGCAGTACGCCTACTCCCTGTGCCCATCTGTCGAGCGTTCCATCCTCCTCCCATTCTGCTAAAAGATCGGACGCTTCCTGCAGTGCCGACTTTACTTCTCCGAAAGCGCCCTCGCCCATTTTACGCATAAATTCGGACAGATTATCCAGCAAGGTACTGAGCATACCATGCATAGTCTGTGACTGCTTTTCCATCATTCCCGCAAACTTTCCGTTGCCTGTTGTAAGCCCAGTTATAGCATTGTTCAGATCGTCTATGCCGACCTTGCCTGCGGAAACCATCTTGGAAAATTCTTCACCTGTCACGCCTATGCTTTCGGCAAGTGCTGTCTGAAGCGGTACACCTGCCTCCGTCATCTGCATAAGTTCTTCGCCTGTAACCTTGCCCTTTGCAAGCATCTGACCGTAGGCAAGCGTTATTCTGTCCATTTTTTCGGCATTACCGCGTGCGAGATCTCCGAGCTTTGTCATAGTATCGATAAGATTGCTTTCGTCCACGCCATAGCTCATCAGAAGCGAACCGCCGGAGATTACGTTTTCAAGTGTAAGCGGCGTTTTTGCGGCAAAGTCCCGCATTTTCTCTATCATTGCTGATGCTTTTGATGCAGAACCGAGCATAACCTCAAGAGATGTCGTGTGCTGCTCCATTTCGGCATTTGAGCCTATCAGCAGATCCCACAGTTTTTTGCCGCCGTAAGCCGCAATAAAGCCGGCTATCAGCGTTTTTATCTTATTCATCTCATCAGAAACACCGGAAACGCCTGCTTTTTGCTTCTTTAATTCGCTCGTGGTTTCTTTCAGTTCGGTTTTCAAGTCGATCTGTTCAGCTTTAAGTTGTGCGGCTCTGGTTCTAGCCTTGTCAATCTCCTTTTCAAGCTCTGCCATCCGGGCTTTCTGTTCTTTTGTAACTGTGCCGTTTTCTTTCTCGGCTGTTTTCAGCTGATTGAGCTCTTTTTCGTACTCCTTAGCTTTTTTGTTTGTGTCTGCAACGGCTTGCTTATTGAGTTCAAGGGCTTTGTTAAGCTCGGTAAGCTGGGCTTTTATTTCCTGTACGCCCTTAGAAAATTTTGTACTGTTTGCCCCGAAATTCGCAGTAAGTTCCTGTGCCATTATTTTTTACCTCCCTTTTCCCACAGTTCTTCTATTTCATCACGGAAGCGGTTTTCCGCAAGCTCCGTGATAGCTTTTTTCTTTGATATAAGTGCCGCTCTGATGTGCGAGTATGCCTGCACAGCGCCTATCTTTCTGCCGAGCTTATCCTTGCCGCCTTTCTTGCGGCTTTTCTTGCCCGGTCTGCCAAACTCGATAATTACGCTTTCAGGATGCGCTTTAATTGTAGCTGTGTCATACCCGGCTTTTACCTTATACAGCTTGCCTGTTTTCGTTATCTGCTTTGACAACAGACCGCTGAGCTTTGTCGGAGATCCGTCTTTATTCGACCTGCCCTGCAGCATTCGCCGTTCTTCGTCTATCAGTTCATCGCCGACTTCTTCAAGAATTTCGGGGATGATTTTGTTGTTCAGCTTGCTATCCATTTCGTTTACTATTTGAATGAGATCTTTAAGGTCCATTCCGGATAAATCAAGAGTAAATAAATCATCGGACATTTTATTGCTCCTTTCGATGTTTTGGGTATAAAAAATCCACCCCTTTCGGAGTGGATGATTTATTCAGTTTTGGGCAATTTCCTGCACGTTTATAAGCATTCTACTTTATCGTCACCTTCGGACGATTTTGTGCTTGCCCAACATATGCCTAATGTCAACGCATTATGTATAGTAGCCGCAAGGGTAACTCCTTTACGAGTGTAACCCATCAAGTTCCAGCAAAAATCATAAGATTTGCTCTCTATGCGGTCAAAATAAACAAATTTGCACGAGTTATTCTCTTTGTCTGCATCAACCGCACTGATTATGTTTTTCCCAAAAAGTTCAATCATAGTTTTGCGTGGAATAACATCATCGCCCGTCATATTGATACTGTACTTATTGAACAATTCATCAATATCACAAGTGGTAAGTGCTTTTTTCTCACGATACTCAGGGAACGGATTTTTCGGCTTTAGCGGCACTATCTCAAAGCAACCGGGCAACGCTATATGCTCACCAAGCATTTTTATTATCTTAGTAAAACCGCTTTTAGTAACAATAAAAAGCTGCGCCAACATTTTGGGAACGCTCGGATTCTCTGTTTTAAATGCTCTGAGTTCACCGTCTTTTAAAAGAAAGTAGTCCTTGTCTTTTATTGTCTGATGTATACAGCTGTTTATCACATAACGTTCTTTATGCGTGAAATAACACATATCCGCAGATGTCAGCACCGGCTCTCCCCTGTACGTTTTGTCGTAATAGTGATACTCTGCTGTTTCAAGCGTCAACTGCTCTGTGTCGGGCTGTTTAATATTTCCGTGTACAGCTTTCGGTACAACGTCCTCAAACACCCACTTTTCAAATGCCATAGCAGACGGCAGCTTACTGTGGCAGATAAGACGGTAAACATCAGCTTCGGGAATGAAACTGAGCGATTGTATACCGCCTTTCGTAAGGGTGTCACGTTTCGTTACGCCCTTGCAATGATCAGCTACAGCCTTTCGGGGATTAACATATCCTAAAGCTTTCGCAACATCAGACGCACAGTACACAACTGAACCTTTTTCTTCAACACATCTTACAGAACCAAACTCTGTACTCGTTTTAGTGACTACTTTGTTATTCATAACATATCCTTTCTGACTTGACAGGAAGGCTCTATCCGAGTATAATAGATTTCAGATAGAGCAATCTGTCTGTTTGGGTAACGGTAACGCTTAACTTCCTACGGTCCGGCGTTGCCGTTATTTTTTGTCAATTTCAGCTTTAACCATTGCAATTCCTTTGTGGATAACCTCAGCTTTAGTTATTTCAAGCTTTTCTGAACACTCTTCAAGCGTTCTGTATGTTTCACTTGAAAGACGAATTTCAAACCGTTTATCCCTTTTGTCCTGCGTTGGTCTGCCTTTTGGGGACATTGTCTTCACCTCTTTTTGTTTGTCCGTACATATATAATAACATTTGTACGGACATTTGTCAAGAGGTTTTTAAAAAAATTTTTTAGCATAAGAAAAGCACACCCTCTCAGATGTGCTTAATCTTAAAGTTTTGTCCATACTGTAATTTCAATATTACAGCCATACGAGGCACCGTCGCCGCCTGTTATTTTTGCGATAGTGCCTGTTATCGCACCGCCATTATCTACAATAGGCGCTAAATCAGCCGCCAGCTCAGCTCGCAAATATCCGATTTTTCTGCCGTTGCACTCTACCCTTATAGCATTGTCGTCATAAGGATTATCTGCTTCTCTGACAAAACATAAAGGTAAGCCGCTTTTTAATTTTGGCAATATAAGCTGTATGCCGTTGTGCGTTACGCCGGCTACTTTCGTGAAAAACGTATCATATTCAGTCAGTCCGCTTGTAACATTTTCAAAAGTCTGCTTTTTCACTGCGTTGTATTCTTCTTCGGTTATTGCGCCGTCATCAAGCAGTTTTTTGTACTTTGCTATCTCATCTGCCGCACTTATAGTCTGAGCAGGAGTGGCATTTTGACTTTCATTGTCCGCAATCATAGCCGTAAATAATGCACTGGCTTTTTCAGCACAATCCTTCATCGTGTTATATGTAAAAGAATCTGCTTTAGTTGCGGTATTAATGAAGTTTATTCTTTCAAGTGTGCCGTCTTTCAGATACACGTTAATATACAGTGCTGTAACAACAGTTATGCGCTTGGCTGTAGATGCTCCAATCACCGCTCCGACACCACCTGCTAATAATCCACCGGCAACAGCCCTTGAAAATGCACCTTTTCCTTTAACAGTGTTGTCATTTACAACAAGCTCATAGTCAATTACTTCGTTGAAGTTGTGAATTTTAGGCTCGCCAAAATAGTTTTTTACCCACCAGACAGAATTGTTTTTATCTACTTTAAGATCACCCAATTCATCTGTGATCTTGTATCCGCTTTCTTCAATATACTGTTCGTTTTGTTTGCTGCGTTTTATTAAGCGATAAAAGCAATAAATGCCTGCCGCACATATAAGCAACATAATCAAAATAAGTATACCATTCACGGTATTAGTTGCAGAATCAGTAGTCAACAATTTCAAATACATAAGTATTTCCTCCTTTTCTGCCTACATTATACAGCAAGCGGAGAACATTGTCAATACTGCACAAACACGCCGCAATCGCCGTTAAGTATCTCCTGCTGAAGCAGATACACCGCATTTATCAGCGACACCACCATATCGACCTTACCTGCGGAGCGCTTTTTATTGACGTACTTGTTCAGGTTCGTATCCTCTGTACAGCGGGCATTGCTGAAATTTATTTCAAGCAGTTCATTCTTTGCAAAAACGACATTTCCTGTGAGTATCTGCTCTTTGAGCCACTTTGTCGGAGCGTGAAGCACGCTTGAATGTTGTCGTATCTCTACGCACTCTATCGGATCATCTGCGCTTTCGAGCTTCTGCACCGTTGATAGTGCGTTCCAGCGGTCGAATCCGAGCTGAGATATTATAACGCCGTACTTTTCTTTCAGCGTCAGTATGTAATTCTCGACAAAGCCGTAATCTATGATATAATCGCCGCACGCAAAGCAATCACCGTTTGCAATATGCGTCTTGTAATTAACGTGTTCCTTTACCGATTTTTCCTCAACCTTTTCAGCAGGAACAAACGCTACCACTTTAACATATATCTTGCCCTCGTGATAGCATATCATAGCGAGCGCCGTGTTATCCTCAGTCTGAGAGAGGTCAAGTCCGAGATAGACTATCTTACCCCGCCAGAATTCGTCCGGCACGTCCTCAGAGCAATTCTGCACGGATATAAGGTCAACATAGCCCTCACTGCCGACACCCTTATACTGAATATTACAGTGCTTGCAGAGGAAGTTCTCACGCTTGTTTTCATACAGCACAGCAAGCTGGCGGTTGTCTTTCAGTTCCGAGAACAAGTCCGCATTATCGACAGCTACAGGGTTTGACTGATACAGCACACTGTCGTTCGTCTTCCAGTCGGGTACAAGTTCAATGTCCGGCTCGTAAAGCAGCGCAAAATATTTCTTGCCGGAACTGTACACCCCGTCAAGCTGTTTCTTGGCTATGTCGATTTCGTCTTTTAAGCCGTTATCATCATTCGGATACTGTGTAGAGATCAGTATACCGAGCTTGCTCTTAAGCGTAATCTGCGAGGAACGCATTGCTTCAACCGGATAGCCGTCCATAGCCCCGACTTCATCGGCAAGGAACAGATGTGCCAGCTTACCGTCCAGCTTATCCTTACTATACGCAAGCGGCGTATACTCCGTATCACACATCAAACATCTGATCTCGGACCGCATAACCTTGAAATGCTTTTCAAGCAGCGGAGAGGATTTTATAATTTTCTTGATAGCTACTTTCAGCTCGCTCGACAGCTTTAAGTCGGGAGCTACAGAGAACAGACGAGAAAATCTCGGCAGTGTCAGCATACCGATGATGAATATTACCGCCGCTGTGAACGTCTTGTAGTTCTTTCGGGCGATTTCGAGCAGTCCCGTGCTGTAATACAGCTTTCCGTCTATTTTCGTGCAAAGCACCGCATAGATAAAAAGCAGGCTGTAATCTTCAAGCGATGAGTACATATCACGGCCTAAATCGGGGTGCTGTATGGCTTTGAGCAGTGCGGTTATCTTGTTCCATTCCTGAACATCTACATAACCGTCATCGACAGCTTTAAGCCATTCGGCACACTGTTTTCTGACGTATCTTCCGACCTTGCCAGAGCTGTCCTGTGAAGCCCACACAGCGTATTTATACGCACGGCTGTCTTTAATCGTCATACTGTACGAACCTTTCTGTCGGGGTTTTGTACCCCATAAACGTTGCGTAGTCGTTCCATCTGTCCGTTATTTCGTACAGCGTGGAATATGTGAATTCTTCCTCCGTCCGTCCCATAATATCTATAAACAGACTGCGAAGCTTCTTGAAGTCGGGCTTTTCTTCTGTCGGCTTACTTCCCACTATCGGCGCAGGAAGTGCGGCAGTCGTAGCGGCAAGCACCCTGTCCTGCAGGTATTCCTGCGACAGTTCTTTTATCATATATGCCACTATCTCGGAACGCTTTACAGGGTCGGCTCCCAGTTCATCAAAGCAACATCTGAGCCCAGCTCTGATGTAGTCAAGCGGCAGAGGAAATGTCAGTTCAAACGGGCTGATGCCCTTTTCTTCCGCTTCTATAAACGCTTTTATGTCATATCGCAGATATAAAGTATCTGTGATGTAAATTTTCTTGTTTAAAAGTTCTGTGAACATTGCATTTTCTCCTATAATCTTATAAATGACTATTGACATTTTTGCTGTATTGAGATATACTATTGATAGTAGATGTAATGTCTATGAAGGAGAGATGAACCTCTGCTATTTTGGCGGGGGGGCATCTCTTTTTTTATATCTGCTTATACCTGATTACTCTTATATCGCTCTCAGATTTTACAATCATTATATCTACCTCTATATCTCTGTGCCATTTCATTCGCTTTTCAATAAAGCCGAGCAACGTTTTTTCTTCAACGTTAAACTTTCTGCAGTCAAGCATTACTCCTCCGGGATTTCCCGATATTTGATTTATGCCTTTTCGCAAAGCGCTGTTAGCGGCTTTTTCGGACGAAAGACTTTTCAAATCCCAAAGTTTAGAATTCCATATATAATCGGGTGTTTTCACATGGTTTTGATTTTGCTCGTTCAACAAGTGTATATCTCCACCCATTTTATTATGTAACCACTGTGCAAAAGCGATTTCTTCCTTATGTGCCTTAGAATTGTAACTATCATCATACGTTAATGAGCCCTCTCCCGGAGTGGCTCTGTTTTTATATTCCTCTGTAACATCAATATACTGCTTTCCGAATGTAAAACGACCTGTTACAGGGTCGTGGTTTTTATTATGCCTTAGCAGTATCCCTACCGCTTCAAGGCACCTCAGCTCCATATCGACAAGGAACGGATCGTAAAGTTCACTGCGGCATAAATCAAGCAGTTCTATGTATCTTAATATCAGCTCCATTTTTCACCTGTGGATAATTTTCGGGGCAGTTTCCTGCCCCGTCATATCTGTACTTTTTTACACTTCAGCTACAATAACGCCTGAAGCGGTCGCAAACCATGCGTCAATGCTCGCCTTGTCTGTAACGGGATCAAGACCCTTTACACAGTACATATCAACGCCTGTGTTGATAAGCGCCTTGTAGTTTGCCTGCAGTGCAAGGCTATTGAATGTTACGCCGTTCTCATCGGTTGTCTGTACGTTCTCGCCCTGTGAAGTGAACTTGCACTTGGGGAACTTATACAGGTTTATCTTGCCGTCTGATGTCATAGTGCTGTAGATGCACATTACATCGGGTACAACATCGTCCTTGCCGCTTTCAAGCACGCCTGTTGACGTATTTACCTTTGCGCCGAAAAGTGCCACCTCGTCGGCGGTGTTGGTGTTTACGATTGTTACGTCAAGCGTACCGCCTGCCTTAGCTACATAGCTGTCAACCTCAACGCCGCTTGCATACTGCGATGCGCTGTTCATTTTAGGCGTATACTTTGTTGTGATGAGTATGTCCTTAATCTCGGTCACATCACCGTATGCCAGTGTATTGGCGTTATCCGTTGTCAGCGGCGCATACGCAAAACGCTTGGTGCATACAGCAGACTTGCGATCTGTACCCTGTGTTACTTTTGCCATAGTTATGTCCTTTCCTCATAGAGCGTAAACTCCATGACTAAAATTTTTCTGTTGGGATAAACATCAAATTGCGATAAATCGGTAGTGCCGGTAAATATACCGCCTACATTCTCTATCGCCGTCTGCGTTTTGTCATACAGCTCAATGTCTGCCTGTGGCGAAAATACGCTCACAGACAACGCATACTGCCGTATATTTGCCCTGCCGGAGCTGAAGAACGTATCTCTGTACGATAAATTGTACACCGCATACTTCTCCGGCTCTTCGCCGTCCTCAAACTCAGGCATATAGCTGTAAAAATGCTCAAATACCGCCGAGAGTGCCGAATCAATCTTTTCTGTTATCATTGTCAGCCTCCTCTCGCCAGTATCAGCTTTATATGCAGGTCGCTGTCGGCCGCTCCGGTTGTTTCAACGTGATACCGCTTGCCGTCAATCTGTACGACAGACTGACCGCTGTATTCACGTCTCCACATATACACCGTAAGTTCCGACTTGTATCCTGCCGTTTCGGCGGCATATTTTGCCGTTACGCCAGGCTCGGAAACCTTTGCGTATACGGTCTTTACCGCCCTGTCCGCTTTGCCCTGCGAGCCGTTTTTCTGCTCGGAGGATATGAGCGTGATTTTTCTGTTAAATGTCATTCTCATTCACTCCGTTCAACAGATTTACGCTGTGCAGGGCGAGTATCTGAGCGGTCACGGGGTTCTGTGACGCTCTGTCGGACGAGAAGTCACGGGAGGAATACATATCGTTTATAAGCACTAAGTAAGCCACCGTGATGTCTTCGTATTCGTCTATTTTCGCATCGTCAAGCCCCGTATAGCCCTTGATATAGGATTTCGCCGCTCCGGCACAGATTTCAAGCATTCCGTCCTCGTCATCGCTGACACCGCAGAATGCCTTAATCTTTGCGCTTGTTACCTCGCTTAGCTTCACTTTTCTCCTCCTTGTCTACAGGCACTATGTACCCGCAGGAGAGCAGGTCGTTCAGCACAGGACCGGCAGGGATCTCACGCTCCTCGCCCTTTGCCATACTGACGGTGCCTGAAAAGTTGGTCGTTGCCTTTACTGTCATAGGTTATTAGCCTCCTGCCTTCTTCATTTTAAGTGCGGCTATCTTCTGAGCATTCTCGACCTTTGCGTCAATCTCCACCCATGCGATAACGCCGACAGCGTGCTGTGTTGCGTACTTTTCGTTGAGTATCTGGATAGACACGTCCTCGGAGGTCTTAACTGCAAGGCCGCTCATATCGCCGTAGTAGATAGCTGTCTTTTCGGAAGCAATAGCCGATACGCTGTCGGTTGTGTATACGGGCTTGCCGAAAAGCGTATAGCCCCACTTTGCCGTTGCATCGGGATTGAGAATATATCTGCCCTCGTTGTCCTTGAGCTTTCTTATAGCGGTTCTTGTAGCCTTGTTCATGATCCAGCAGGCGTTATCCTGATATACGTCGGGGATCGTTTCCTGCAGATCGATAAGCTCATCTGCCGTGATAGCTGTCGCCGATGCAGTCGTTACCACCTGTGTAACACCTGCGGCAAGACCGTCTATCTTGCTTGCTGTGCCGTTGATAAGCTGGTTTTCGATCCACTTTGCCGCTGCAATTGAAACCTCGTTTATAACGTAAGAAACGATGTCAAACTGCGAGTTGTTGATAAGGCTTCTTGAAACCTTTGAGAGTGCGCCTGCAAGATAGCCCTTGAGTTCGATGCTTAAGAACTTACCCGATGTGCTTGCAAGGTCCGTAAACTCTGTAGCATACGCCATTGAGATAGCCTGCGTTTCTTCGTCATAGTAGGGAATCGAGAGCGTACCGCCGAGCGTGTATCTTGTTGCCATCTGATAGATAGGGCAGATGTCGATAACCTTACGGATTATCTTATTTGCGATAGTCGTAGGGATAACTGCGCCGTTATCGCCCTTTGTCAGATTGACATCATCTCTTGTTTCGACTATCTGACCTGTGCGCAGATAGTTTTCGAAGGCTCTTGTTTCTGCCTGTTCCTTGTCGGTTGCTGTGCCGTCTGACTTTGCAGAGTTCAGATTAAGAGCGTTCTGCTCCTCGATTGAGCGGATTGTCTTGTTCAGTGCCTCGACTTCCGACTTCTTAGCGTCATAGTCTGTCTGCTCCTCTGTTGTCATTGCTCTTGTTTCTGCTGTAGCCTTATCGCAGAGTGACATCATATCGGCGATAAGAGCATTTCTCTTTTCAATGAGTGCTTTTAAATTCATACTGTTTCCTTTCCGTCGGAGTAATCCGACATAAGCTGTAAGATTTCTATTTCCTTGCTGTAATCGGGGATAAACTCCCGGATTTCGTCTGTTACTTCGACCGTATCATTTCCGGCACTGCGCTGTTCCGTCACGGTCGTTTCTTCGCCTCTCGTTTCTATTGACGTGGCGATATATGCGGGATTGCGGTTGAGAATTGATACCTCGTGCAGTGTCAATCCCGTAATCATTCTGCGTTGTACACCCTCGTCACACGGTTCAACGTGCGCCTGTGCTCCCGAAAAGCCGAAGCTCCACCCTGTCAGATGTCCTGCTCTCGCTTCTGCGATCACTTCTCTGTCGGTAATGTCGGCTTCTGCGTGAAGTCCGATGCTGTCCTCACGCAGTTTAAGCGTTCCGTCTGTAGTGTCAAGCACCTTGCTGTGATTGAACCTCAGCTCAACCTTCGGATGATCTTTAAGGCTTTTTGCAAACGTACCGCTTACGATACGCTCAACAAACGGCGTTGTCATACCTGGTGCCATTGACGCAGGAAGCTGCTTGCTGTCACGCTCGACAGCGTTTACATATCCGCTGATGTGCATAAGATCAGCGGAACGGATTTCGATTTTCATTTTCTCACTCCTTTCTGTGTTTTGGGTATAAAAATACCGCCCTCGTGGAGCGGTAAAATTATTAAGTTTGGTTCTGATTTGCGCCGAACTTCACAAAAAACGGCTGTTTTTGCAAAGTTTGTGCTAAAAATCAGCTGTAATTGCAAATAAACACTGCAAATTAACATTTGGCTTTGTTAAGCCGTTTGTTGTATCGGCAGCATAATTTGTACAAGTTAATTGTTCCTTTCCCATCTTTGTGATTCTTTGTTCCATGAAAAGCCTTTGCTTTTTATAAACTCCTTATGTGTATATGTTCTTCCTGATACAGATTTCACTTAATCCCAGTTTATTCCAACACTTTGCGATCCAATGTATTTTTCTTTTTCATTCATATTAGTTATTCCGTGCTTTAAAGTTGTTATTGCATACGTTTTTCGTTTACTCCACGGATAATATTCTTTTGCTGGCATATTGCTTAGCATTAAGTTGCCATGCTCATCAGTCTCCGCTTGCACGATATCTCCGTGATTTGTACCAGCTATTCACATAACTTCACGTGCTTCTTCATTTATCAGCGTATGGTCTTTTGAAGCATAACTAACACCACCTGCAATTATTCCACTATTTCCGCCTCGGCCACCCATTTACAATCACTTCCTTAATCAATTATTTGGGCATTTTGAATTTCGCTTTATATGTACCTTGTCTTTCTTTTTCGTACAACGCACTTTTTCTATTAACAAACGTCGCACCATTCCAATATCGCCTTGCAGTTTTTCCTGTTATATCCGTATATTCAACTATGCTTGCTTTATTTTCTTTTGCTTTTTGTAAAGCGTAATTAAACTGCCTTGCGTTTTCTTTAAACGATTGTAAAGGACTTAGCGGTGCGCTTTTTTGCATTCCGCTTGAGCTTCCTCGGCCACCCATTTTATTGCACCTCTTTTTTTATTCTTTTACCAGTTTGCCAATCTACGCCCATTTTTTGTGCCATTCTTCGTGCTGCTTGTGTTGATTTTAAATCAGGGTTACCATTTGCCGATGTTATTGTTTTTTCAATTGTCGTCTTCGGAACAATTTTCCCTTGCAAAACAAGGCTTTTATATTCGGCTTTGGCTTTTTTTCTGTTGGCATAATAAACTTCGTTTTGAGCGTTTATATCGGATAGTGTTTGCTGCCTTTGTTTGTTTGATGAGTAATACATATTAGCACCCGCATATCTATCAATACCAATTCCGCTTGCACTATCGCCATATCCTTTTAACATCAAAAATTCGTCTTCGCTCATATGATTTGAAGGTATTCCTGCTGGATTGTTAATCTTAGGGATTGAATTGGTGCTACCTATACTTATCCTGCTGTCGCCACCACGTCCACCCACTTACTCGCACTCCTTCCTGAATTTTTCTTGAAACGACTTAATTCCTATGATGTTCCCCTTGCATTCCGACGGAACCTTGCCGTAGAAAATAATCGTTTCAGGGTCTAATCTTTCAAGCATTGCGTTATAACCGTCTAAAAACGCTTTCTTTGTCTGTCTACTTTTTTGCGTACCAATTGACGATACCGCAACTGTACCGCCGATCGGTTCGCCGTCAAAACACCACTCAAACGAGTTTTGATCACTCCAACAAATTGTTGGTATTACGCTTATCCCATTGTACTGCCAGTATGCTGCGAGCCAGTGCTTGCGATAATGGTTATATATCTGCATAGCTCTCGGAAAATCCGCATAAAGCGAGAAGTCCGGTGACAAAACGCACTTAAACTGCTTAAGTAGTGCTATATATGCGTCTGGGTGTGTCCATAGCCGAGTAAACTGATAATCATCAAGAAAAAAATGCACAGCCCTTTCGGCTTTATTTTTTTTCGGTTTTTGCGTAATTAAAGCCGATAAAATCATCAAACACATCGTTATTCGGTGCTATCTGTGGTATATCGTTAGGTCCTATCATTACCGGTGCAAAACGCTCAATGTTCTCGTACTTGTATCTATACGGATACATCTCCAACACCTCCCATCTTCGTATGGCTATCGGTGTTTGGTGTATATATCTGCTTTGTCTCAGGATCGTAAAGCACATCGTTAAGGCCAAGCTTGATAAAGTCAAGTCCGAGCGGCGCAAGGTTTTCCTTGAAGCGTATTTCATCCGGCTGTAAGAAGTTTGCCGCAAGACCTATCTGATACGCCTGATAGCGTGTCAGAATATCAGCCTTGAGCAGTTCAGAAGTATCTATGATAAAATACTTGTTATGCTTTTCTTTCTCAAGGAGCAGTGCCCTGTTAAGCGCCATTTCAAACGCAGATACAACAGGCAGTACGGCTGTTCTTATGCTGTTGATATACGTTCTGTCATCGGCTCTGCCCGACAGCACATCGGGAGATAAACCGAACAGCATTGCTATCTGCTCGGCATTAGTCACCTTGTTCTGATTTAACTGCATCTCAACGGCGGTGGAGCTGCTTTCCTTGAAATCAAGTCCGTTCTGCAGTATCATCATACCGTCACCGTTGTTGCTATAAAGCTTTCTCCATGCTTCACGTATATCCTTCATCGCTAGTTCGTCTACTCTGTGCTCAGTGCGCAGAAAGCCCTTCTTGTTACCGCCTCTGCGGCTCATCGCCTTTTCAAGCTGTAACAGCATATAGCTTGATGTCAAGAGCGTGGGATTCTCGGCAAGTATGCTTACTCCCTTTCCGCCGTCAACGCTGTTACGGCTGAGAATGACAAAATCCCACGGATTGTACACTCTGCCGTCAACGAGCATACGGAGCGTCTTATAAATAGCGTCAGAATTTTTCTCCACGCTTACAGCACTGTCACGGACATATCTGAGAGCCAATACCTCGTTTCCGCTCCGCTCTATGTGCATATATCCCGTTCCGTCAAGGAGCATATCACGGATAACCGCACGCTTTATTTCTGTCGGGTTCAGAGTATCACCCGATTCTTCATTCAGCAGATACAGGCGGTTATCCTCAGTAATTTCCGCCGCTGTCTGAACTTCGTCATTGCTGTTATACAGCTTTATCGGCAGGCTTGCTATTGTGCCGGCTATAAAATTAACAGCCGCTGAAACCGCAGGGATTTCAAGCGCCTGTTCTCTCGTTATATTGCTTATCTGCTTTAGCCCGAAAGCCACTTCAATGTCTGTGCCTTCAGTGTCACGTCTGAATATCTTATCAAACAGTTTCACTGCTCTCACCTCCCTGTAATATCTTCATTAAAGCGTCATCTTCGGAATTTTCCGCCTGCTTCGGTATTGCTCTGATAGCGGAAAGTACCGTCCAGCCGTTTTCCTTTTCAATGTCGCTCATCATTTTTCGCTTCTGCATTATAATCTTGTCGAGGTCGGCTATCTTTGCAAGAGCTCCGGACATCAGCTTTGTAAACTTCATCAGTTCATCGCCTGTTATTTCCTCATCCGATAAATTGTTAAAAGCTATCTCAATCTTCGACAGCACCGCTCTCTGTGTTACTGCGTCTGCTTTGACAGCGTTCACTTCGCTGTACAACTCGCAATATCGGTTGATACTTGCTCCGTACAGTGCATCGTTCTTCTGTATCTTGCTGAGCAGTTTTGTCAGCCGCAGGTACTCCTTGTGCGCTACCGGATCAGCCTTTACACAGTCACGCTCAAAACACTTCTGCCCTGTGAGCATAGCCGCTTCGGCTTTATCACGGACTTCTTTTTCTTTTTTTGTCCTGTGTCCCGCACAGTTTTCTATTGTTTTTGCTCCTCTGGGCATATACTCACTCCTCTCAAAGTCATATCGGGAATATATTGTGTAAAGAGGTGGCGGTCAGATGTCAGACCGGAACCCCTCAAAAATCGCAAGGGTAGGGGGGTACACTATATATTGTGGCGTATAGTATCATGCCACTATATGTTGTGGTGTGAAAAATCGACGGTACAAGTCATAGTTGCCAGTTCCTGCCTGCTGATACGCCCACGTTCCGCCGCCTCGTGATGATAGCGGCAAAGCGTTATAAGGTTGTCGTTATCAAGCCTGCGGTCATAATCGACCTTTAGCGGTACAATATGATGCACAGACAGGTCCGTGCTGTTGATAACGCCTGCCGACAGGCACACCCTGCAGCAGTGACCGTCACGCTCAAGTATTTCATCGGCTTTTCTGCGCCATATCTTGCGGTTGCGAAACCTGTCGGCTTCGCTGTCTCGTATTTTCTGTGTATACTTTATCCCGGCTGTGCATTCTCCGGGCTTGTGGATCTTGCCACATCTCGAACAAGCTTTTAACATAAATTTAAGATATAAGAAAAGCACCCTTTGCAGAGTGCTTGAAGTATTCGTCACCGTCCGCACGAAAGAATCAGAAGAGCGGACGGCTCGACTAAGAAAAAGGAGGTCCAATGGATACTCTTGTACGCATAATTGATAGAAAAGGTGACCTGGCGGCTTATTAGCCGCTCCTCGGTCACTACGCTTTCGCTTCTTTTCTATCGTAATCATATCACACTCTTTATGTGTATTTCAATGGTCAATTATTTTACTTACTTCCGAGAGTGCTCGCCCGTGTAATCGGTACAACCATCTAAGCTCTATGTTCTGCATAACAGCTATCTGTTCCCATCGGTTACAGTTTATGTACCTTGCTGCCAGTATCAGCCTTAACCGCTCGTCAGATACCGCAGAAACAGTGCGCTCTATCTCAGCTTTAACACGGATAAGATTGTCTATCTCTGCATTTATCTCCTGCTCCAGTGTTGCAATTTTTGCAACAGCCGTACCCACCTTGTCCGATACCCCGCTGCTGTGTCCTCCTCCGGATGACGGCGATATGTTGGTAGCGAGCTCCCGAAGCTGTCGTTGCTGATCTATCTTTTGATTTATGCGTATGTTGATAAGGTGATAGCGTGATAGGTATTCTTTAGCGGTCATTTGGGTGCTCCTTTTCCTGCACTGCCTCATCGCAAAAATCTTTTGCAGGACAGGATTTGCAACATTCTGCTATCGGCTCTTCACAGTAAAATCCGCATTCTTTCACCAATGCAATTCTGTCTTTCGGATTGAACCAGTCCATTTCTGTTTTTCCCTCAGCGTAATACTTGTCCATTTCAGGTGCTCGGCTGACTTCAATATCACAGAAATTTGCGTCCTCACAGCTGCTTGTGCATAATGCGAGCGCTTTTGCTTTACCTCGTGTTTCAGCGAAAACAACTGCAGAAGCTGTTTCATATTTTTCATTTACAATCCAGGCTTTCATGTTTCCTCCTTTGTCATCTCGTTTACGAGTTTATCCAACTTCTGCGGTGAGATGCCATAAGAAACAATACGTTCCGTACCAAATTCTATTAGCTCTGTCTTGCGTGCTATCTTTTTAAAACGCTGAACAAACTCTCTGATTGCCTCTGCATTACTTCTGCGGGGTATTGCCTGCCCACAGAACAGGCAGGTTTCGGTTGCGAGTCTGCGTTTACTACTCGTTACCTGCTTACTTATCGGCGGTTTAGGAAACGGCATCCAAGCAATGACAACTTCACGACCGTTAAATCTTCCATCTTTGCAAAACCCTTTTTTCTGCTTAAATTTTTCGGCCGTTTCAATAGCATATAAGTCTTGCTCTACACTGATTCTGCCTGTTTTTGTGTCAAGGATGGCGATGTGATTCCACGACTGTTTTTCAGGAAGTCTATCTTCCACGCTTATCCATTCACTCATATTTTTCCTCCTTCAATTATTTCTTTCTTGATCATAGCAAGATATGTATCGACAATCCCTTCCCATTCCGCAGAGGTTTTGTCGATTTCTGCTTCTTTTGCGAATTCTTCAACTATCGGCTTTATGCAGTTCAGAAAAATATAAAACCGTACTACGCTTCCAAGTTTTATATTTTCTTGTATCTGCGCATCTAAAGATCCTTTCGGAAGCGTTATCAGCATATTTACTTCGTTTTCGGTCAAAAACTGATCAATAATTTTACCAAGCGTTTCGATGTTCAACTTATCAAACTTTTCCATCTTCTATACCTCCATAATCCGTATCCCTGCGATGTACGCAAGATCTATGTTTCTGCTCTCTGCTATCTGTAACAGTTTTGTAATGCCTGTATCCATATCAAGATACCCTCTTGCTTTGCTTACGCCTATACAGCCTGCGTAATCATCAAACACCTGCATAGCCTCGTCTGTTGCGTCAAACAGCTTCTTCAAACGGTCGTTGCCGAAGCCGAACGCTTCGTTAGCGGCAATAGCAATACAGATACGATATAATGCAAATAGCTCCTGCATTTCACCGTGTTTTATTGCGTCTTCGATACTTGACTTGCTTGTTAAACTGCTTCCTGCTATGTGAGATTTCATTTTCTGAGTACCCCCATTCCGCACGAATACTTATCATCCGTGACTTCTGCCTTTCGTATACAATGCTGTGTTTTTGTACTGTGATATTTACAATATCCGCACTTTACCTCGTTGTCAAGCTCGTATCCATCGCTGAATGTCTGCTTTTCTGCCAGGCTGTCAAGCTCGATAAGAAACATCAGATTGCAAGCGCAATGCCATAAATGTGGCATACCGCTTTCGGTATCGTTAATCTCTCCCTTACGGTACGCTTCAAAGTGTCGCATAGCCGCCGCTATATAACGCTGCTTCTCGACTTTCTTCCACGACTGTTCATCGGTATACTTCTTGACACCGTAAGTCCTTATCTTACCTATTGCTTCAATAAGGCTTGGCTCTACCAAGTCAAGCCTTATCTTCTCTCCGTCAAACTTATTCTCGTCACCTATCATCCTTAAACGCCTCTCTTCCGTCGTATATTTTAGCCATTCGTTTGCATAACTCACAGCCGTGCTTGTTTACCTCGCAAAGCAACTCGCCTATTGCTTTACCACGCTTAGCGTTGTTTCTGTACGCTTTTTCGTACAGCTGGTATTTGTCAAACTGTTTTACTGCCTGCTTGCGCTCTTGTGCACCTTGCTCCTTTGTTATCTCGCCCTCACGAAATGCCGCATATGTCAGGCGCATTGATTTATACAGCAACCCTTCCGCAAGCGTTGCATCGTCCGGTAGTGGCGTGTTGTGTTTTGCAAGTTCTATTATCTCATCAGCCGTCATCAATCAGTTTAAGCGCCTCCTCCGCTGATCTGCATACCCCTGCAATAGCCCCGTAGCCTTTCATAGCATTTAAAAACTGCTCTTGCTGAGGTCTTACCTTGCCTGTTGCCGTTTTTACTTCGATAAATACCGCCTTGCAGTCGGATTTACGATATCCGAACAGATCAGAAAATCCTTTCGGAAGTCCTGTTGATACCGTTCTTCCGTCCGCTGTGCTGAACACACCGACATTTGCACGGAAGATAACACACTTCCCGCTTAATGCAAGACGTATGCTGTCCTGTATGTCAATTTCCTTTATCTGAACCAACCCCATTCTTTAGCTTTCACATACGCATATCCGGGCTTGTAACCTTTGATTTTTGCGTATGCGTATAGTTCCTGTATACTTCTGCACTGAGTAACGTCCTGATACTCACTCGTAATCATAATCAGCTTTGCTTCCTGCTGTTCCTTGATTTCTCGCTGTGTCTTTTCATAGACGTGTCCGCAGTTCGGGCATACATCTGCAGGCTCGTGAGTAAAATAGCACTCAGGACACTGCTTTATCTTGACTTCCGCTTGTGCTTGCTTCTTTGTCGGTGCTTTTGGCTCAAGCGTCCATTTACGCTCTGCGTCCGGTAGTCCGTGTCTGTGTACGTTTCCGACATGATCTATGATGATAGCTGTCTTACCCGGCTGATACCGCATACACCGCATAGATTGCTGTATGTACAGAGTTAATGACTTCGTAGGTCTGAGAAGTATAGACACCGAGCAGTTTGGAACATCAAAGCCCTCAGATATAAGATCAACGTTACAGAGTATCTTGATCTTACCTGTCCTGAAGTCCGATATCACTTGCGCACGCTCTGCTTTAGGCGTACTGCCGTCAATATGCCGTGCAGGTATACCGGCATCACAAAACTGCTGTGCCATCGCTGTACTGTGTCTTATCGTTGCACAGTAGCACACCGCTTTACCACCGTCTGATAACTGCTTGTAAAACTTTATAACATCACCGTATATCTTAGGCTTGTTCATCAATAACTCAACATCTTCCGCCGAGTAATCGCCACATCGTGATGTCAGACGTGAGCAATCTGCAAGAGCAGGAGCATAATACTGATACGGCGCAAGCCTGTGATTTTCTATCAACCACTTTGCTGTAGGGCCTTCGATGAGCCTATCGTTTATCTCGCCCAACCCGCCGCCGTTAAGCCGTACCGGTGTTGCTGTAAGCCCCACGCAGTACGCTTTCGGAAACGCTTCGTATACCTTGCGATATGTACTTGCAACACAGTGATGATTCTCGTCTGTTATTATCAGTGTAGGGTGCTTAGTATCCTGCAAGTGCCGTGATATAGTCTGCACCATATTGACAGAGCATAAATCCATATCAACACCGTATCCGTTAAACGTGCCGTATATCTGGTCGCACAACTCCTGTCTGTGCACCATAAACAGGACACGATTATGATTATCTGTTGTACGCTTTGCAATCTCTGACGCTATGACCGACTTACCGCCTCCGCACGGAAGGACGATACACGGCCGCTTATAGCCCTCACGCCAGGAGCGTGAGAGATTATCTATCAGAGTGCTTTGATAATCATATAGTTGCATATATCTGCGTGTTGTCCTCCTTTCTCGGTTAAACCCGTTACACAGCAGTTACACCATAGGTGTAACACCGTGAAACCGCTCTATGACTACGATTAAGACACCTTGTTACACCGTTACACCTAAAAACGCATTTTTCTATAGAGAAAATCTATATAAATGCAATGATAAAATTGTTTATACAGAATATAACGTTATACCCGAAAAAGGTGTAACATGTGTAACATTGCGCTCAAAACCGCTTGTAGAGCAAGTTTAGCTGTTACACATGATGTGTAACTTTGGTGTACCAGGTGTAACGCTTAAAAATCTATATCGTCATATTTTGCATCATCTTCCGACGGTAATGTCAGATGCACGCATCGTGTACACAGGCCATTAATCCGCCTGTTTACAGTGTTTTTGCCCGCTTTGTCTATCTCAATAAGGCGGTTATCACGCAGGTATGATAGCAGTGCCTGCGAATTGTAACCCTCGTCCTCACACGCTTTGCGGAAGACAGACGCAGCTATATATACCTCTCGCCTATCACCCGAAAGGATGCCCCATTGATCAACGGGCTTGTCTGGATTGTATATAAAGCGTGTCGAATTTAAAGCGACAAAACTGCATATATGCTCATATGCTTTCGGATTGACGCTCACGGAAGCTTTAGTCTTCAAAAATTCGGCTACTTCTTCTGTCTTCAGCGCCGTTTCTTCTATGCCGAGCATTTCGCACATCAACGTGTCCGCTGTGAGTATCAGAGCGGCGCTTTGTGCCTGTTTTTGCATTATGTCATACTCTGATATCAGCTTCTTCTGATAGCCGTCGAACAGCTCCTCAGCGTGTCCGAAGCCGTCTTTTATCAGCTTTTGCACAAACATCTTGCCAAACGCTCCATAGTTTGCTTTTACCGTGTTTGCAACGTGTCTCGGATCATCAAAAAACTTCTCCTTGCACTCGATCTCGATAACTCTGTTTACAGAGCCGCCACCGGAACGTGCTGTTGTAATCGGACGCTCGCCCGTTGTTATTACTGCGTTTTTCCATTTTGGCACTGCGTCAAGTCCGCCGAGTTTGTTACCTCTGCTCCTACCTGAGCCTTCGGTCAGCATATATATCAGATTGTCCAGATCTCGCTTGTCGTTGATAATCTGCAGCTCGTCCAGTATGTAAGGCAGGTTGTTGTAAAATGCCGCTGTCTTTTCCATTCCGACGGTTGTAGCGTTAAAAGTCATGATGTAATCGCCTATTTCGGGATTGCCCCATATACTTGCCGCCGTCATTGCAAGGACTGTCTTTGCGCTTTCCGTTTCGCCCCAGAGATGTACCCAGAAGCAGTTACAGCCGAGCGGCTTTACAAGTACAGATGCAAGCGATGAAGCAAAGACCATTCTTGCCGCTACCGACTTCAGGCGTATATTATGATATACCACCTCATACCACTTGCGGACATCTCCTACCGCTTTTACGCTGTCATAGTGCTTCTTATACTCTGCTTCTCCGTCAAACGCTATACTGTCGATATACGGCGCAAAATCAAGCTGTTCGTCCGCCTGCGTTATCCACCCCATGCGAGTAACGCATTCGGTTTCGGGGAGCAGCTCAGGGTTAAGCTGTTCGATTTTTGCGAAGTATTTTACAAGTGCCTTTGCACTTTCACTTGTCACTGCTATACCGCTGTCTGACAAGTCTACGATCTTGTTCGCAGATGATATTGTCTTCCGGTCAACGATGAGATAGCGGAACGCTCTGCCACCTCTCGAATAAGCTATTTTTATCTTTTCAACGCCTGTGTCGATATTGCAAAGTCGCATTATCGGCATAATCGGATGCGGGCAGACAGTTTCGCCGTCAAGCGACACCCCGGTAAAGTCGCAGATGTAATTACCGCAGATGAGCTGTACCGGCTGGAGCGGAAAGTTTGTAGCTGTAAAGGTTTCCGAAAGATTTTTCTCGTATTTTCGGCAATAGTTGCCGAGCAGGGTCATAAAGCTTCTTATTTTAAGCTCTGCCGCCCGCTCGGTCACCCTTGCCTTTGCACGTTCAAACTCGAATGGATCGTCAATAAAAGCACAGCAGTATTGATATGGCTCAAGCCCGGTGAGAAAATCTTCTTTCGTAAATTCCTCGACCGGCTTTAACTTTTCAATGTCGTCTATCGCCATTGGCTTTTACCTCTCTTGTATCTTAGAATGGATAATCTTCGTCTGTAGGCACAGGCGCTTCGGGTGGCGGTGCTATCACACTGCCGAAGTTACCCATAGCGTTGCCCTGATCAAGCGGCTTATCATCAGGCGCTTTTAAACCCTCAAGCACAGCACCGACCGAGTGGAACGCCATGAGCTTTACAGCCCAACCGGTAGTGCCGTCCTGCTTCTGATACTCCTCGTTACGGAACAATCCGCCGACGAGCTTACCCTTGAAGTTGTCGGCGTACTTATCACCCCACACGAGCTTGAAGCTAATGCTGTTAGACTTTTCAACGCAAGTGTGGAACGTTTTTAAGCCTCTGCTTGCAAGTCCCGTCTTGGTGTCGAGAACAAGCTGATTAACGATGCAGCCCCACTTCTTGTTTTCTCTCGTATCGTTATCGAAACGCTTCTTGAAGTAGCCCGGCTGTTTATCGCTCTTGTCGGTATCGAGATAGATTTTTATCATATCATCGCCGTTTCTTGAGGTTGTTTCCTCGACCTTAAGAATCTTCATGACATGGCCGCCTACAGCGAGTCTCTCGTACTCGCCAAATTCCTGTACATCTTTATAGCCCTTAGGTTCAAGCATTTTCTTTATCCTCCGTTATGTTGAAATATTCTCTGATGGTGTTGTCCACCATCTTTAGGTCGTTGTCTATAGCTGTATCTGCGAACATATCTATAGGCGATTTCTCAAGGCACTTATCGTCCTGTTTGTTCGTCAAGAAGACGTATCTACCGTCTTCGTAAACGCTTCTGAGGACCACAGTGCACATTCCTTCTATGCAGACTTTTTCGTCAAGCAGCTTGCCGATAGTCTTCGGCTTCATGTTTCCGTTATCGTCTGCGTCCGTGTGCATCATCACATAGACGATCTTGTCCGGTGGCAGTGCCTTAATATTCTCAAGCAAACTCCAAAACTGATCTGCAACGCTGTTGTAAAAGCTGTATATCTGATTGCCTGTGCCGGTTGCCGAGTGCCCTCTCATAAACTGATTTGTCATCAGATAGCCTGCATCGTCTATCACGATAGACTTTGCTTTGCACTTGGCAAGTCCCTTGACTATCGTATTGTAGTTGTCTGTGCATAAGGTCTTTGGTGGATTTTTGAACGGCAACGGCTTGCCGATTACGTTAAACACGGCAAAGTCCTGGCAGTGTCTGAGCGATGTACTTTTGCCGCTACCGCTCCGCCCTACAATTAATACCGGTATTCCCATTACTTTATCTGCAGGTTTACTTTGCTTACAAGCTTTGCACCTGCTACCTCCTTTCCTTCGTTTATTGCTGCTTTTATCGCTGTCTTGTCAGGCTCAGGTGCTTTATATCTCAGATACTCATCGGGTAGCTCGTCTATGTCGTCTATCTGCACTTCCGAGCTCTTGCGGAAAGACAGTGCTACTCTTGCAGTCTTAAAGTCCTGCCCGCCGAGAGCATCCGACAGCAAACGTTTTAAGCTGTCGATTTTCTTTTCGGCGGATTTCTGACGCTCGGCAAAAGCCAGCTTTTCAGCTTTCAGCGCCTCTGCATCTGCCTTGAGGTTTTTAACCCATAAAGCGATGTTCTCGATTTTCTCGTCACGCTCAAGCTGTATTTTCTCAAACGCTTCGATGTCTGTGATTTCGCCCGTCTCCTCGTCTAAGAGCGAGTACAGACGAGTGTCGATGTCGTAAAGTGATGGCATTATATCTCCTCCGTCATTTTCTCAAAAAACTGCTTTGCCTTTGTCACGAATAATTCGTGATTACTGTCAGCGGAATTGTTGCCGATAAACTCGCAAAGCCGCTTTGCCGCATCAATAGCTGTTGCAAGGTACGCTTTAAACGTTTCCTTGCTGTCGGGTACGCTCACCGTAAGTTCTGACTGCTCACGCTTAGCGGCTTCAAGCTGACTGCGGAGCTCTTCAAGTTTCTTTTCATTCTCAGCTTTGAGGCTGTTCATCTGCTCCGTATGCTCACGGTTTAAGCGGATAGTGTCCTGTAATGCGTCCTCCTGCACCTTGTCAAGCTGCTGCTCATAAGTCTTGCAGATATTATCAAACGCTGTCTTGTCCATAACGCCGTCCTTAGCCGGCTCGACCGCAACTTCAACAGGGCGGTTTTCAAGCTCCTTTATCTCGGCTTCGAGCGCCGCTATCTGCTGTGACAATGCGTTCTTGGCTTTTTCAAGTGATTTTGCCTGCTGTGCGGCGGCGGATGCTTCGGCTTCGGCGGCCGACTTATCGGCTACCGCCTTATCCTTTTCCGCTCTTATCTGCCTTATCTGCTGCTCAAGTTCACGGACGGAGGTGTTCTCAAGGTCGGTGTTCTCGGTTATCTCTGTACGTTCTTCTTCAGAAAGGGAAGATAAAAGATAGAGCTTTTTCACTCCGATTTGTGTCCCCGGGGACACAAAATCAGACGGCAATTTCTCTATTACTTCTATATAACGATAAACCTGTCTGCGTTTGATTCCTGTTTCCTGTTCGCAGTAATCCTCAAAAGTGTTATACCCCAGCTCTTTATAGAGCTTGCTGTCCCTCATCTCTTTAAAGCCCTTGCACATCTCGTACAAGCTCTGTTGTGCTACCTGTGCCGCCGCTTTAATATGGTAGTTAAGATTTACTGCCTTGACAT